GGAAATAATATAGGTGCTAATTGTAATGACCCAAATTTTTCAATTTTCAATACAAATTTATTAAAATTATTTCCATACAAAGGAGGTAATTTAGATGTAAATGATATATATAAAAATCAGGAAGGTCCTCAATATTAATATACCTTTCATAAATTTATTGAAGAAGGTATAAAACCAAATTTTGGTTCAACCTAAAATACTTTAACTCAATTTTTTCTAAATAGTTGAAATAAATTCCCAATCCAACTCTTCACAAATCTTGCGCCAAATTTGGTCTTGTTCGACTCTTTTCTCTCTATCTTTCAACATAGGAAAGTCAGATAAGTACTGAGTTTCTCCTAATAGCTCGCAAAGTTTATATGCTGTATAGTAGTAGTTTAAAAAATTTACTCTATCATCAGGGCAATATTTAGAATAAGGTGATTGTAGTTCAATAAAAAGATTACAAAGTATTTCTTCTAATTCAGGCGACATAACAGGCGGTTTAATTCCCAATTTATCTTTAATAAATGGTATATGTTCATAATATTTATTAAACCCTAATTTTTTAAGAATTTCTTTAGTTTTAAGATTTGTTATTTGTTCTAATTCAATTCTCTCTTTTTTGATTTGTAATTTAATATTTTCAATGACTTCAGGAGGTATTTGAGTAGTTTCCTTTCCCTGAAATTGAGCGAGTATTTCTTTAAAATGATTAATTCTTTTATAAGCATAAAAACAAACTTCTTTAGGTGGTTCTTTATAAGATGGTTTTTCATTTTCAATTAAATATGGAATATTTCTAGAACAGCTATTACAAATTAAAATCCCTTCATCTTCAAGAGGAATTAATTCACCTTTATAACAATATTGACAAATATCAGTTTGACAAACAAATGAGTTTACATCTAAAAAAATATCATCAATATTACATAAATATTTTTGGACGATATTATTATTTTTAGTTTGTGTAAGTATATTTAAAGTATCATCTTGTTTAATTTTAAAAAAAACATTCAATAATTTATTTTTATTTGAAGGTTCAGAAGATGTACCAGATGATATATTTTTTTTATTTTCAAAATAATCAAAAATAAATTTAGAATTATCTAAAAAATATTCTTTCTTTTTACTTTTTAATTCTTTTATTTTACTAATAATTTCTTTAATACGATCAGCTATATCTAATTTTTGTTCGATTGTTAGAACATGATTTGTCAATTTTAATTCTAGTTCTTTTTTTTCAGCTTTTAAATCAGGAATTTTATCATTTTCATTTTTAGAAAACTCATTTAAAAATTCTTTGTGTTTACCATCTAAAGTAATTGATTTTTGTTTGTTAAATTTGATTTTTTTGTTGGTTTTAGGCTTAAAACTTGGCATTATTCTCTTTAATAAGAAACATAGTATTTATTTAATTGATAATAAAGACTAAATATATTTTAAACAAGTTTAAAGATAATAATACTTTTCTTATTTTTTTATAAAATGGATATTAAAATTAAAATGGATAATTATTTAGAAAATGATAACATAAAAATAGATAATATTAAATTTCAAAAAATGTTATTTCTTTTTAATGCTATTGAGGAAGGATGGTCTATTAAAAAGAAAAATAATTCATATGTATTCTCAAAAAATCACGAAGGAAAAAAAGAAGTGTTTGAAGATAATTATCTGGAACAATTTATGAAGTCAAGTTTTGATATGAAGTCTGTTATTTCTTAGATGTTAAATGGTCGTATTCATTATTTTTACAAATAATATATATTTATTTGTAAAAATATTAGATTAATTAATTAATTAAATGAATTAAATTAGAATTTGAAAAATTTTTTTCTTTAGCAATAATATAAAATGGGAGGTGGTTTAATGCAATTGGTTGCCTTGAGCTTTAGGGCGCAACAGTCAGGTGCTATAATGGTTTCACATATACCATTATGGATAAACACTGTAAAATGTGACTATCATATAATTAATTATTAGTATCCCCATCTAATAATATATGATAGATATAACTGGCTAGTAAATAGTTATAAATAAATGTAATAAATATTAACTATTTGCGACATTCTCAAATTGCGGGAAACCCCTTAGAGTCTTAGTTACCAAATTACATTGGATGGAAAACAATGTGATGGCTCCGAATAATACTCGGTAGAATTAAAAGGTATGGTAAAAACACTAAGAATTGGGCAATCCGCAGCGAAGCACCCTCCAAATAAATTTATATAAATATATAACTTTGGGTGAACGTTCAGAGACTAAACGGGAATGGGGTGTAATAACCTTAAGATATAGTCCGGCCTTTAGGGAAACCTTTAGGAACAACCGACGGTGCTTAACTTGGGCGCTAACAGTGAGCTGCTAATATGGGTCGTATATCTCCATAGTAGAAAAACAGTGTAAATATACGGATTGATGATTTTTATCAATCATATAACTTGCTAGTGATTCATTGGAACAATCTTTTAAAGGTTGAGTGAATCGCAAGATTGTCAAATTGCGGGGACTTACTTAGAGCTTTAACTACTTCTTATTCATGGTGACATAGAATAATACCATAGGGTAATGACCGATGGCATAGTAAAAACGTTAAAGATTGGATAATCCGCAGCCAAGTATCTTATATCGAAACAATTTAAATATAAATAAATAAATAAAGCTAATGGAAAATTTAGGAGAAATATATTGTTTAACAAGTCCTTCAGGAAAAAAATATGTAGGGCAGTGTTGTAAATATTTATCTAGTGGAAAAAAGTGGGGATATCTTAGTAGATGGAAAGATCATATTAGAGATTCTAAAACAAAAAATTTTTGTAGATTATTAAATAATGCAATTTTAAAATATTCTCCAGAAAACTTTTTACTAGAAATAATAAAAGAATGTAATATTGAAGAATTAAATTATTATGAAGAATATTACATAAATATTTACAATACATTAACTCCAAATGGCTATAATTTAACTACTGGAGGTAGTATATGTCGTCAATCAGAAGAAACAAAAAAATTAAAGCAACAAAGTATGATTGGAAAAAATAAAGGTAAAATTTTAGAAAAAAGAAAAAGAAATCGTGAAGAAGATAACGATTTACCTAAATATTTAAGATATTATACTGACAGTTCAGGAAAAGAAGGATATAGAATATCCCATCATCCTAGTTTAAAAGATAGGTCATTTGTAGGAAAAAAAATTTCATTAGAAACAAAATTACAATTAGCATTAACTTATTTAGAACAAACAACGCTAGATATAAGATAAAGGTTCAGAGAGTAGACGGCAATCGGGAATTGATGATAGTTTTAGCAAACTTGAAATTTCCTAAGGTGTACTCCGACCCTAGTAGAAATACTAGGGATAATCGCAAGATGTTTACCTTACAGGTAATCCTCAAATTACTTTTTGGAAAGTTACTTACAGACGTTACACAAACTTTGCTATTGAATCAATTGAGCAAACTTTCAACGGGCAAGCCGATTTCGGTCGTCGTGTCCAATGTACTATCAGCCGAAACGGTGATTTGGCTTATAGAACATATCTCCAAGTTACACTTCCCGAGATCAACCAACTTATGGGTCTTGGAAACTACACAACTGGTTCAAATGCCGGTGTGTATGCTCGTTGGTTAGATTATCCTGGTGAGCAACTTATCGCCCAAGTTGAGGTTGAGATTGGTGGTCAAAGAATCGACCGTCAATATGGTGACTGGATGCACATCTGGAACCAACTTACAATGACAACCGAACAACAACGTGGATATTTCAAGATGATTGGTAACACTACTCAACTTACCTTCATCACAGATCCATCTTTCTCTGATGTTGATGGTCCTTGCGATTCTTTGGCTCCTCGTCAAGTTTGTGCTCCTCGTAATGCTCTTCCTGAGACAACCCTTTACGTACCTCTTCAATTTTGGTTCTGCACCAATCCTGGTCTTGCCCTTCCTCTAATTGCTCTCCAATACCACGAGGTCAAGATTAACCTTGATATCCGTCCTATTGATGAGTGCTTGTGGGCTGTTACCACTTTGAACTGCAACACAAATCCTTACCCCAACGGACAAGGCTCTGACCCTTCTGCTACTCAATACAATGTTGGTCGCCCTGTCCCTGCCACTATTGCTTACAATCAATCTTTGGTTGCTGCCTCTTTGTATGTTGACTATGTGTTTTTGGATACTGACGAGCGAAGACGTATGGCCCAAAATCCTCACGAGTATTTGATTACCCAACTTCAATTCACGGGTGACGAATCCGTAGGAAGTTCTAGTAATAAAATAAAGTTGAACTTCAATCACCCCGTGAAGGAGCTCATCTGGGTCGTTCAACCCGACCAAAACGTTGATTATTGCTCTTCTTTGACTTGCGATGCCCTTTTGTTCAAGGTGCTTGGCGCCCAACCCTTCAACTACACTGATGCTATTGATGCTCTTCCTAACGCTGTTCATGCTTTCGGAGGCCCTGCTTCTATCGCTCAAGACAGCCGTGCCTTTATTGATGCTCGTGGTCTTTTCCAAGATGCTGGTGCTTTGGATTATATTCCTGATAATGTTGGTTTCACTGGATACTGGCACGGTCCTTCCAATCCTTACAATGAGGCAAATCTTGGTGGGAACGCAGTTCCTATTCTAACAACTGACCCTGCTTACACACCTGGCAATCATTTGGATAACTCTGGTGTGTCTGATGCTGGTACATTCGTTCTTACGGAAACCTCTTTGGATATGCATTGCTGGGGCCAAAACCCCGTTGTTACTGCTAAGCTCCAATTGAACGGTCAAGACCGATTCTCTGAGCGTGAAGGGTCTTACTTCTCTTGGGTTCAACCTTACCAGGCGCACACTCGATGCCCTGATGAAGGTATTAACGTTTATTCGTTTGCCTTGAGACCCGAAGAGCATCAACCAAGTGGCACGTGTAACTTCTCCAGAATTGACAATGCCACACTCCAACTTGTGCTCTCAAATGCTACGGTTGAAGGAACAAAAACCGCAAAAGTGCGTGTTTATGCCACAAATTATAATGTGCTCCGCATAATGAGTGGGATGGGGGGATTAGCATATTCCAATTGAGCGGACTGGGAGGTTATTACTCATATATATATATACATAATAAAAAACAACTTAAACAGATTTATATTATATAATTTATAATATGAATAAAATTGATTTTGATTCAATCGAAACTACAAATTGTATAATACCAAATATGAAACCTATGTATTCAACTAATGAAGAATTATTTTGCGGTGAAATTTATTATAATGGTAGAACTTATTTAGTTGATTTAAAAGATAAGGATAAAATCATTAATTTTAATAAAAATTTTGTATTCACAAATAAAGATGATATATACCCATCTTATTCTTGTAATTATAAAAAATTTAGTTATATAGAATTTATATTTTCATATAGCCCAGAATTAGTGTGTTATATATTTTTAAATAATAACCAATATGATTTAAGAAAATGTAATGTACAAATTTATCATTTATATCATAAAAATATAATACAAAAATATAACATAATTCAGTATGTTAATGGTCATTATTTATCTATAGGTCAAGATGCAAATATTATGAAAAATCCTATGTGGAAAATACAAGAAAATGGAAAAGAATATTGGTTAATGTATTGTGAAAAGGAGACGATTTGTAGATTATGTGTTGAAAGCTATAATAAAATATTAGATTATGAGAATAATTTTAATAATAACAAAAAAATTACTTGGTATAAACATCAAAATGGATATATATTGTGCTCAAATAATTTATATATTCATCAAATAATTACAGGATGTTATGGAAATGGTAAAGGCACAACAAATATAAGCGTAGATCATATAGACCAAGACCCATTAAATAATTCTTGGGAAAATCTTAGAATTGCGACAAGAAAAGAACAGGAACAAAATTCAAAAGGTATTAAACCTGGTACAAAAAGAGAAAGAAAACATAATGCCCAAGATTTACCAGATGGAATAACACAAGAAATAATGAAAAAATATGTATGTTATTATAAGGATTATGCGGATAAAGATAAAAAAATATTAAGAGAATATTTTAGAGTAGAAAAACATCCAAAATTAGATAAATTATGGTCTACAACAAAATCTAATAAGATAACAATTCAAGAAAAGTTATCACAAGCTAATAAAGTTGTAGATGACTTAGAAAATGATATTTTTCCAGAGAAAAACGAAACATTATTACCAAAATACGTATCTCTTATTATAACTAGAGAGAAACTACATTTAGTATTTGAAAAGAAGACTGATGATAAACGATTAAATATTAAAATGGTTTTACCAGAAGATTATGATTTACAAGAACAATTAGAAAAATTAAATGAAAGAGTTAAAGAAAAATATGAAGGTATTCAACTAAAATAACATATCTCGATTAAATAACTTAAATAAAGGGTGTTATATATAGTATAACAACCAATGGATATAGTAAAAGCGTTTAATTCAAATGATTTACACACTGAAATTATAATTAAAGGAGATGTTGAAAATCCTTTATTTCGCGCTAGTGATATAGGAATAGTACTAGATATTTCAACTATTAGATCTGTTATTAGAGATTTTAATGAAACTGAAAAGGTAGTGCTTAGTACGCACACCCTTGGTGGCTTACAAGATGTAACTTTTCTTACTGAAAAGGGTCTATATAAGGTGTTATTTAAATCGCGAAAGCCTATTGCTGAAAAATTTCAAGATTGGGTATGTGAAGTAATTAAAGAACTTCGTTTAAAAGGAACATATGATTTACAACAACAACTAGAACAAGCCAAAGTAGAAATAACACAAATAGAAGACAAAAATAAAAAAGAATATGATATACAATTAGCAAAAGAAAAGATTTTAGAAAGAGAAAAAGTATTATTAAAAGAATTTGAAA